TCATACGGGCTCCAAAATGTTTTTGCCCACATTTTGCCCACATTCTTCCACGCCCGTCTCCACCTGCACGGCGGCATCGAGCAGACGGGCCACGTCCATCAGGTCGCTGTCGAACAGATCCGCGTACACGTCCAACGTCATGCTCGCGTTCTTGTGGCCCAGCATCCTCTGTAAGGCCTTGACGTTCGCGCCCGCGTGCACGGCCAACGAGGCGGCGGTGTGCCGCAGGTCGTGCGGCGTGGGCCATTCCTCCTTCGGCCAGCCCAGGCGCACCAGCGCGTGATACCACCAGCCGGTCGTCTTTGCCGCGCTCTGCTTCATAATCGGGCCGCCCCGCAGATCACGAAACACCCTTTCGTCCGGTTCGCGTTCCCCGCACATCGGTTTCAACGCCTCCATGACGATGAGAGGCATGGGCACGTCGCGTTCCTCGCTGTTCTTCGGAGTGCCCTCGACCCATCTTGCCCCGACGTACACGAGGTTGCCGCCCACATGCAGCACTCCCCGACCGAAGTCCAGGTCACGGGCCTTCAACGCTGCCGCCTCGCCCCAGCGCAATCCGCAGAAGCCCAGTGTCAGCACGAGCGCCCGCCGCTCCGCTCCCAGATGCTTTCCCCTGGAGCATTCGTCGGCGAATGCGAGCAGCCGGGATATGGTCAGGTACACGCGACGGCTCTTGCGCCTCGGCAGCTTGGGGAGTTCAACGTTTTCACAGGGGTTGTCGAGTATGAGCTTGTCCCGGACGGCCATGCGGCAGATGCCGAGCATGGTCTGGTACGGGCGTCTCACGGATGGAGCGCCGGCGCTCGCGATGATGTCGCTGATCCACGCCTGGACCTCGGCGCGGGTGATGGTGCCGATCCGACGATCGGCCCAACGCTCCTCGCAGTAGAGTCGCCATGCTTCCGTGGCGTTGACCCGTGTGGTTTCCTTCCAAAACGGCCATTTCTCCTTCAGCCATTGCTCGTAGAGGTCTCCAACACGTCGTTTGCCGTCCTCCGGGTCAACATAGCTGTTGGTGGCCTTGGCGATGGTGACGTGCTCGGCCGCCCAGTTCTCCGCGTCGATCTTGCGGCGGAAACCCCTCTTGTCGGTTTGCGTGCCGTCGGGTTTCCGGTAGCGGACGCGGTAGCGGTTTTCGCCCTTTGAGGTTTTGTATCTGGTGACGTTCGCCATCAGTCCACCTCCATGCTGTCCACTTGGAATCTCAGGGTTGGTCGGATAGTATGCGAATTAAAGGAAAGGTATGGTCGATGGATAATGAGCAACAATCCAATCCTGAGGGGCATGACGAGGGGCGCGCAAATAGTAGTGACTCGCAAGGTGGAGCGGAGGTCGTTCACGCCGGCGACAGCAGTACAGCTCCAGACGAAAGCCTGGGAAATGGTGGGCGACAGCCTGCGCAGAGCGATGGACAAGGAATCGACCTCAACGCGATAGCGATTGCGGCACGCTCTGGCCCACTGCCTTCCGTCGAAGAATACGCAGGTTATGAGAGGGTACTTCCCGGTGCCGCTGATCGCATACTGGCCATGGCCGAAAAATCGTTGGACGTCGAGATATCGGACAGAAAAGCAGCAACAGCAATGGAGGCCGCTGACCATAAGGCCGAAAACCTCAGTATGCTCATTACTTCCGTTGCCTTTTCGTTCCTGCCTTGGATGGCCTTTGGAGCCGCTATAGTTTGCGCGGCCTTTGGAAACAATGTCGGTACGTTCATTGGAAGCATAGTTGGCGTCTTTTCCGCTGGTCCTCAGCTTATTGACGCCGTAAAACGTAAACGCAAATAGCATTTCGGGTATGCTTCGCCCCGTGTAGGATAAGGGGTGAAGCGTCCTCCTTTCCAATAAGCAAGCTGGTCGATGTTTCAACCGCCCTGTTGACGCTGCAACGCCGACAGGGCATTTTTTATTGTTTGGTGGTTTTGACGGTGATGGTGGTGCCGAGCGCGGTGGTCTCCCAGCTCACGCCGTCGGCCTCGCTGTAGGTGAAGTCCTTGGTGGCGTCCTGCGAGGCGAGCAGGGATTGAGCCATGGTCTCGGTGTCGCCCTGGCTGGTCCACTTCCAGTCGCCGGCCTCGGTCGGGGCCTGATAGGTGCCCTTCCAGTAGAGGCTCTTGGCGTCGGTGCCAATCCAGTTGACCTCGATGGTGTCGCCGCTGATGGTGGCCTCCATGTACGAGTTCGGGTCGTTGGAGTTGGTTTGCTTCCACGTGCCGGTCAGGTCGGCCGGCTGGGGCTTGGGCTCCTCCTTCTTGGTCTCGGTCTTTGACGTGCCGTCCGTTTTGGCCGGCGCGTCGGATGTGGTGTTTTCCCCGCAGGCGGTCAGTCCGGCGAGCAACAGTGCCGCTGCCAGCAGTGCGATTGTCTTTTTCATGGTTTTCTTCTTTCTTAGTGGATTATCTCGCTGAGGATTTGTCTGTAGTCTTCGATAACTTGGACGGTGACGTTGAGCTCGCTGGCCATTTGGTGGGGTTGCCGCCGTACATGCGTTCCGCCAGCGCGTACTCTGCCGGGTCGATGAGCAGCAGGGCGGTCCGCCGCCGGCAACGCCGTTCGATCCGACTGCCCTCGCACCCTTTCGACGTGTCGTCGTCATGCGCCCAGTGGACGAGCTCGTGCACCAGCGTGCAGCGTTTGCGCGTGTAGGTGATGCGCCGGTCGATCAGGATCGTGTCCGCTCCCTGCGATAGAGCCCGTCCAGCCTGCGGGGCAGGAGGGCGCTGGCCACGGTCAGACCGGGCGCGAATCCGTACAACGCCATACGCATCTGCCCGTAGCTCAACGAAGAGCTTATCAGCAGTCGGGCGCTCATCATCTTTCTCGCTTCCTCTCAAGGAACATGTCCAAAAACGGGATCTCTCAGCTTATCTTGTCCAAGGCGTGTATCGCCTTGGCGGCAAGATCATTCTGGGCGGGATTCTCCGTGAATTCCTGATATCTCTCCTTGCTCTTCTCGACCATGTCTGAGAAGTACAGGAATCGCGCATTGAAGATGCGAACGCGATCGTTCGCGGCCTTTACAGGCATTATTTCGTCTTTTATGTCGCTGTACACGTGCTTGACAATGATTATCACATTGACTCTTGCGTCAATTCCTGAATCGTTCGTGTACGCATGCGAGCCAGAACCAGCCCGCGCGTCAGCTTGCTGCAACAGCCGCGTCATTGCCCGAGCATATTTCTCAATTTGCAGCGTCAGTTCGCTTATCTTCACCTTCCTTCCGTATCGTTTGAACTCGACGATGACTTGTCGTCCGCCTCCGTCCAGGTATTTGATGTCGAGCCGGTCGTCGGCGGCGTCGTCGCTGAAATCCAGATTGAATTGTTCCTTCGCTATCCTTTTGAAGGACTGTTCCTTGACGAGGTCTTCCGTCGCACGCTCCCATGACGGATCCAAAAGCCATGGGTTTTCCGCGATGAAATCCCTAGTCCTGTTTTCGAGTTCATTGTGGTCCAACAGATCTTCCAGTTTGCCGATGACGGAAAGCCTCGTCCTGATTATTTGGCCATACTCCAGTTCCTCAAATCTGGCATACGAGGACAGTATGGTGAATAGCTGCGCCTCACTCATCGTGTCAACGTCTTTGAGCTTGTCTATCTCATCGTTCTGCTGCAGTTTGTAGAAGGCGGCGATTGACGACTGATACAGGGAATTGCGGTCGTCGTCATTCAGGCCGTCAATGCTGGATATCCGCGAAATCATCTTCTGTGCGGGTCTCCTGCGGTCCGACGGAAGCGAGGTAATCCATTCCCTGACCTCAGGAACGCTCTCATAAAGGGCTTTGGTGGTTGTATCGCTCCTCAATTCCGACCACTTGTCCGATGCCGCGTTGAATATGTCCTTCATCTTCGCATTGAACGCGCGGACCCGCTCATCGTCCTCGACTAGTCTCTGCCTGTCCGACGTGGCAATGTCCTCCTGATCATCCTGGTCCAGGAAGTCGGCTTGGATCTGACCGGTGACATAGCTTGCGAAATGCTTGTCAAAATCGAGGTGATCCAATAGTCCCTCTTGGATCGGCCTCTTTCTCGCGAGAACTATGATGTTCTTCATGCTCTCGTCGTCGGCTTCGAACACCCTGTCGGCGGGCTTGGCAACGCTTCCTATCCATCCGGAGATACGCCAGTCATCATGCCCCGGGATACTTGTGTCTTTGATGCGGTTTTCGGCTTCGGCGGACACCTGCACTCCGTCCGGCAGTTCGTAATCCCCCAGATACCATATGTACTGCAGTTTCTGGAGATCGCCGCGATCCTCGTACGTGACCGGCTCACCGTTGATTTCTATGACGAATCTTCCCTGATCCTCGGGCAGGTTCGCAAGGCCGAGGACGTCGAAACGCCTCGCCAGCCTCCGGCGCAGGGCCCGTTCGGTAATGGATACCCGTTTCACCCTCAGATCGGAAAGAACAATTTTCGTCCCGTTGGCACGGTCGCCGAATTCCGCGGCGGCGTCGGCCAGCGGTTCCGGGTGGTACTCCCTTCCTGCGGGATCGGTGTTGCGGATACTCTTCTCCATTTCCTTCGCGTCGATGGTGAACCCGTGAGACGGGCCATCCTGTTTTCTCGAGGAAACGACCATCTTGTCCGCGAGGGAGAACGCGGACAGTTTGCCAATGCCCTTCCGTCCCATGTAGGGACGCTTGAATCTGGGCGAAGCCATGCCTTCCACGACTCTTTTCCGGTATCCCACTGTCAGGAACCGTGAGTTGAGTTCCCCGTCGGTCATGCCGCACCCGTTGTCCAAGATCGAGATGGAATTATTCGGATCGAACTGGATCTCAACGCGGGTGGCGTCTGCATCCCATGCGTTGGCGACGAACTCCGACAGCACTGCTGCCGCGTTCGAATACAGGTTCCTGCCCAGGGAATCCACCGTGGCGATGTCGACGGTCAGCGTGTATTTATCATTCATTATCCTGATTCCTCTTTTCCTTTTCCACTGCGACGATCTGGCGTGCGATTGCCTTGCCGAACACGGGAGGCACCGCGTTGCCGATAAGCCGCCCGACGTTGGTGAACGTGATGGGCTCTCCCGGCTTCGTGAACATGAACGAGTCCGGGAATCCCTGCAGGCGTGACGCCTCGCGGAGAGTCAGCGTCCTGTCCTGCTCGGGGTGGGTGAATCGCCCGGTGCCGGGATTGTAGGACTGCGTAGTGATGGTCGGTGAGGGTTTGTCCCATTCCATACGTCCATAAAACGATTTGAACGTGGACCCGGTCGTTTTTTTCTGGCATTCCAGCAGAAGCTCTTCCGGCCAGTCCTTCCATGTGCCTCCCGGCTCGGAGGCTTGTATCCGCCGGAGGTTCAATGGAGTGAGATTACGGGCGAAATGCAGCCGGTCGTCCGGATCATGCTCTCCGGCGGACAATGGCGGGAGATCCTGAATCGCATCGGAGACGGTTCTGTATGAGTCCTTGTCGACTGTCGGGGATGGGATAGGGACGTCTGTTCCCCGTCCGGCGAGCAGCACAAGCCTTCTGCGCCGTTGAGGCAGACCGTAGTCGGGGCCGAATAGCACGGAATGAGCGACCTGATATCCCGTTTCCCGAAGGATCGACACGAATTCCTCGAAGACCTCGGATTTCTGGAGTCTGGGCACGTTTTCCATGGTGACGTAGTCTGGGGTCGTTTCCCTGACAAGACGCCCGAACTCCAGAAGCAACGGCCATGACTGTTCCTGCGACGTGTCCACTCCACGCCGTTGCGACGAGAATGGCTGACATGGCGCACATCCGGCAAGCAGACGGACACTGGAACGGCCCCACAGTCGCTTCAATTCATCGCCCGTGACCTCACGAACGCTTTCCCGCACGAATTTGGCCTTGATGTTCTCCTCATATGGGTAGGCGCAGGAAGCCGCGTTGTCTATCCCCGCAACGACACGCACGCCGCCCTGTTTCAGACCGAGCGACAATCCTCCCGTGCCGCAAAACAGGTCAATGGCCGATATCACAGTTCTTGTCCTCATGAATCCCCACTATAAACAGAATCAAAGAGATCAATCACCCATTTACGCGGGTTCGTCCCCATCACCATCGAATTTATGCTCATCTTCTAGGGCAACGATGTCCATGTCTCCTCGATGGAGTTTCTTGAGTGTTTCGGCCACTCGAGCCTGCTCATCATCAACAACAAAGCGCTCGCCAGCGGGTTTCTTTGTTGATGCGGTTTGTTGTTCGAGTTCCATACGTCTTGCCTCGGTGATGATCTCGCGCAGGGTTTGCACCGGGTCGGCGTTGCAGACCTCGCAAATCAGCAAAAACTCTGACAGGCGCACCGGTGCTTTAAGGGCATTGCGAATATCACGTACTCGGTTGTACCCGATTGCACTTTTCGACGCTCGATCAATTGCTGAGTTATTCATACCCGCTCGATTGATTACTCTGTCGAGTATTTTTGCGGACACATCATCGACGATAGTTCGCTCTCGCTTGTTCGTGCTCATGAGCCCAACTATAGCAGACACTCCGAGCACTTGCTACAAAATATAGCAGGCGCTATATTCAATTTCATTAGAGCAAACGCTATAGGAGGTGGCTGAGATGTCCTCAACTGATTTCAGACAGCTTTCGACCAAGGAACTGCACTTGTACATGAATCTCGTGATGGGGTTCTGCTCCGATATGCGTCGCCTGCTAAGCGAGAGGAATCTGACCGCCGATGCGATTGACAAGTACGAGATGACGGCGGTCAACAACCTGATTGCTGAGGTCAACTACCGATCGCTTGCAGAGTCTGAGATACGGCGAGACCGAGGGCAGGGAGCTGGACGATGAAATCCGCAAGCATGTTCCCCAGATACTTGTCCTTGATTGTCTGCCACTTCGATTTCTCCTGTGTGGCCGATTCGGCCATGTACATGGAGCCGAACAGTCGTTGGAGCGAATCGTTGATGTCGAAGTCGATACCGGCCTCGAAGTTGTCGATGTTCCTGCGCACTTCGTCGACCAGTTTCATGATGTGCGCTTTCAACGCCGGTGGTAGGGAATCATCCGATTTGATGAGCTCGACGAGCTCGTTCAGGAAGGCAGTGAGGTTCTTCGCCCGGTCGTCGTTCAACTCGTATCGCATGGAGAACGAGCGATCTGCAATCGTCTGCAAGCTCAGAATCGACGCCGGAGACAATGTCTCATCATGTTTCGGATGCGTGCTGAAGTACCGGAGAGAACCATCACTATACGCATCCGCGAATGACTTCCAAAGACTTTCCCAGATAGCGGGAAGCTGCTGCTCCACGGTGTCCAATCGCCGCACACCAGACGCTTTGAGACCCGCGACAAGACGTTCCGTCCGCGCCATTGCGTCAAACGCCGAACAAGCTGAATCATCGAAGCCCTCGATTCGCGGTTCGACCTTGAAGAACTTCAACAGGTATTCCGCCGGATTCACCATGACCCCCAATCAGCTAAAGGAACAAGCACATGCCTAATCTACCAGCAGTTGAAGCCACGAAACGTGCCGTGCACGACACCCGCACCCGCGTGCTCCTGTCCAAAACCAAAATGACCAGCATCGCCGAGGCCTGCGGCCGCAACCGCATGACCGTCGCCAAATGGCTCGACGGCGACGACATCAGCCTCGCAGCATACATCGCCGCACAACAACTCTCAGGCGGCGACCCAATCGAAACACTCACCAACGCGCTCGCCGCTGAGAACACTATTCCAGCGCTCGCCGAAGGAGAGGTGAAGTGATGGGCAATGACATCTCCGTCGTGGAACTACGTTCAATGAACAACGATCAGATTCACCGTTTTGCCGCGCTCGTCAACGAACCGGAAAACACTCTGGCGAACATGTCGGACGACCCGGTGCGTATCGAGACATACCCGGGAATCGGCCCGCAAATCATTTCCTATCGGAAAATCGTGCGAATTGACGATAATGTGCTTGCCGCCTTGTTCAGTGCAGATACTGAGGAGACGGCTTCGTCACCGAATGACGCTCCCCGGATTCACCCGGAAGGGACCAGGTGATTCTGATGTCGGCATACCCGTCCTCGCACATAATCGCCTTCTCCATGAACATGAACCCGATGGACGATCCCTTGGATATGTTCCCCAGCTCGTATTCCTTGCCGCTCGAAAGCACCACCCGAACGTCATGGGCATCAAAGGCGTTCTCGTTCGCGACGGCATACTTGAGGTTCTGCACTTGGTATATGTCCCACTTCGGGACACTGGCGGTCTCCTCGGCCAACCGGGCCTGCGTACGCTGCGCGGCAAGCTGTCCACGCAACGCATCGGCTGAATCCTCAGCCGTCTTGACCTGCGCGCGAAGCGCATCCACCGAATCATTCGCGGCCTTCAATTGGCCTTTGAGCACCTCAAGCTGGGCATCGAACTTCTCCTGCGCATCCTTGGCCTCACGTTTCGCGGCTTTGCCCTCCAGACATTTGGACGTGAACCACGCCACCGGGGAGAGCACGATTCCCAGAACCGTGATCGCCAAGTCCATCCAGGCTGTCGGGTTCTGCGCGAAATCCCCCTGTATCAGATTCCACAACCATGTGACCATCATCGACTTCTTTCTCATAGGAGCATTCATGATGAATCTACCGCATCATGCGTCCCATCGTCCCATCCGCACCGCAACCATTCCGGCGCCCGCCGGCAAGGAGGCGGCGTGATGAACGGTCCGACGGTTCTTATAATCGCACTTTTCCTTCTGAATATCGGGTTGTCCATCAAGAACGAGCTTGACCTTCGTGAGATCGAGCGCGCTCGACGTAAGCGCGCTTCACTTCGACCATCGGAACGGAAAGAAAGTGATTGCGACTGGCGAAAACAGTTTTCTCACTCCATCCCACCTGAAGAAAATCAGGGAGGCGAAGAATGTCAGAATCATTAGTGAGAGAAAAGCTGGCCTCCGTATTCGGGGGAAGGTTCAGGGCGATTTCCGTATCGGGAACCGGAATTCCACTACTCAGAAAGAAGCGAGAATCCACTTTGGGCCCATACAGGGTCATGGTGCCCTCGTTGCGGAAATGGATACATCGCAGACTTTCCGAATCCAAGGTCGCCACGAGGTGCTGCGCCGCAATCCTGTCGCTCCTGCGGATCTTGTTGATTTGTCTCTGCTGCACGCAGTTCCACGGGAGGGCCACAATCGCGACCAATACGGATGGTTCAGTCCAATTCAATTGATTCTTCCCTTCGCTGGTTTTCGGTTTTGAATGTCGCAGTTCCAAGCCTACCGGCGAAGGGGCCTACACGAAAAGAGAAAAACGATGAACGCCAAGGATTACGGGCGTCACGCCAGTGGTTTCCGCACGGCGGACGGAGGCCCGTCGAAACGGTTCATGCGCCGGCTGGTCTTCTGGGGCGTCGTGTTCGCCGCATGTCTGGCGTGGGTGATGACCCACGAGGCGTGCCGGTACCCGTTGGCCAACGGCGTCTGCTCGCTGGTCGCGTTCCTGGGAGTCCCCCTGCGGCTCCTGTGCCTCGTGGCAAGCGAGGCGGGAGTCGACGAATAAAGGCTTGCCGGGTTTCTTCCTTCCCGGCAATCGACAAGGACAGTCGCTAACACCATCGCGCCACGCCCTTCCCCAGCGGGTGCGGCGCGCGGGGCCGGCAGGTTCGCCCCCGCCGGAGATCGCGCGGTGTCATGTACGCGCGGCAAACAGCGGGAAGCCGTTCGATTCGGCACGGTCCACTCCCCCTGCGGGAAAGAAAAAGCCCACGCGGCAACGTGGGCGAAGCAAAACAGCTACAAGGAAAGGATACACCATGAGCGCCATGATTCCGCCCGACATCGTCCGGGACGGCGTCGCCTATTGGAAGGCCGACAAGGTGAGCGCCTATTTCGGGGGTTCTCCCACCGTGGGCACGCTCGGCGTGTGGAGATACCGGGGCGAGGGACCGAGGTTCGTGAAACTCGGCTGCAGACGCGAGCACCGCCAACGCGATACGCGCCGCGTCGTCTACCCGGTCAGGGAGGTGATCGCATGGGGAGAGCGCAACGGTCTCCAGCAGCAGACGGTCGCCGCGTGAGCGAAGGAGCATCGATGACGAGCCAGCCGGATGATTGCGACTATCGGGAGGAAGGCGAAAGCCTGTTCGAATGGCCGCTCGACGCCGCGGGCATGCGCATGGGCGTCGGCGAACTATTGGACAGCCTGCTCGAGGTCATCCAGCATCTGAATCGCGCGGACGCATGGCCGCTGACCATATTGCCGCCCCGGTTCGGCGATGTGGTGGTCGACCGTGGCCGGCGCACGATATCGGCGGTGTGCCTGTGGAAACGCAAGCCGTCGAACGATTCGAAGGAGGTATGAACATGGCGGGCGAGACAGTCATCACGATCGTCGGCAACCTGACGCGCGACCCCGAACTGCGCACCCTGGGCAACGGCAGCACGGTCGCGAACCTGACCATCGCTTCGAGCACCCGCCAGTTCAACCGCCAATCGAACCAGTGGGAGGACGGGGACACGCTGTTCATGAACTGCTCCGCATGGGACAGCCAGAAGCAGAAGCTCGCGTCGAACATCGTGGCCACCCTGGCCAAGGGCATGAGGGTCATCGCTTCGGGCCGGTTGCTGCAACGCTCCTATCAGGCGCAGGACGGCTCGCAGCGCACGGTGACCGAGATGCGGTTGGAGGAGATCGGGCCCGCGTTGACCCGTGCGACGGCGCAGGTCACGCGCGTGCAGGCGGGCGGCGGCTATGCGGGAGGCAGCACGTACGGCGACCCCAACCGAGGGCCCGCGAACGGCTGGCAGAACAGTCAGTCACCGGCTCCCGCACCGGCGCAATCGCAGACTCCCGCGTCGCCTGTGGAGCCGGGCGTGCAGCAGGGCGACCCATGGGCCCAATCGGCACCCGCATCGCCGGGGGCTGGCTTCGGCGCTTCTAACGATTTCCCATCGAACGATTCCGACCCTGAATTCTAAGGAGATTCAATGTCACGGAAAAAGAAAACGGACGGCGTGCAGGACGCCTTGATTCCCGACGAGATCACACCGCTCATGCTGCTCGCCCTGACAGCCAAGGCGTCGCGCATGAAGGACGCCGCGGCCGCGTTCCGCATCGCGGCCAGCAAGATGCTCGACCTGGCCACCAAGGACGAATACATCGAGAAATACAAGAACATCGACCCCATCACCGACGCCCTGTACGACGCCTGCGACCTCTCGCAGCACATCTTCGACGCCGCCAACGCGGTCAACGACCTCATCAACTATCCGGTCGAGGCCCGCGAGCGCGTGGTGAAGGCGGATATCGAGCGCAGTTTGTTGGATCCGTGGCGTGATTTGCCGACTGGTGGTGTGGATCCGGATACCGGCGAGATCAAGGAGGACTGAATCATGGCGAAACGCAAGCACGGGCGCCAGCAGTTGGAGCATGAGCGTCAACGCCGGCGCAGGAAGCGCATGCCGCACCTGCCCGTACACCAGAATCTATCGATCAAGGAGCAGTGACCCGATTAAGTGGCTATCAGCATCATTGACATCAACGTAAAGAGCCTCATCCCGAACCCGAACAACCCCCGCAAAGACGTGGGCGATGTCACCGAACTCGCCGACAGCATCAAGGAGCAGGGCCTGCAGCAGGCGCTTGTGGTAACCCCCGACCATGAGGAGCACGGCGAGCGCATGTTTCGTGTGGTGATTGGTCATCGTCGTTTGGCGGCATGCAGGCTGGCTGGCATTGAGCGGGTGCCGTGTGTTGTGCGTGAGTTGGATGCGAGGACCGAGCGTGAGCTGATGCTGGTGGAGAACTGCCAGCGTTCCGATTTGACGCCGTTGGAGGAGGCTGACGGGTATCAGGGTTTGCTTGACCTTGGTGCCGGTGTGGGTGAGCTGGCCTCGAAGACGGGCCGTTCGGAGTCGTTCGTGCGTGGCCGGTTGCGGATCGCGCGTATCCCCGCCGATGTGCGTGCCAAGTCGAATTCGTTCGCCCAGCTGTCGCTCTTCCAGTTGGATGAGCTGGCCGAGTTCGAGGACCGGCCCGACATGATGGCTGAGTTGGCCTCGATGGCGGGCACCAAGAACTGGGATTGGAAGCGCGGCCAGCTGCGAAGCCGTATGCGCGTCGAGGACTGGCAGAAGCGTATGCGTCAAGTGCTTGACGGTTTGGGCCTGGTCGTGGATCCCGGGCCGTCTATATGGACGACTCCGGCGGGCTACCGGTATTACAGCACGTGGAGCGGCGAGCCCGACGAGTTCAAGCAATGGTATGGGCAGTGGCGCGAGAAGAACCCGTACGGCGAGCCGGTGATCCGATTCTCCGAGCGCACCGTATTGTGCTTCCCGCAATTGTCGCCTGAGGAGATCGCCGAACGTGACGCCAAGAGCGAGCGGAGGGAACGGGAGCAGGCGGCATTCCAGGAGGCGCTGGCCGCCCGCAAGGAATTCGACAGGCTGGTGTACACGCTGCGCACGGACTGGATCAGGAAGCACGCCACCGGATTCAACGGCGGCCAGTTGCGCAAGGCCAACACCCGTCTGAGCCTGCTCGCCCTGACCGGCACCAACCTATGCGACGGCCTGATCGCAGGGGCCGAATGGAACAACCTCGACCACGTGCTCGACGCATACAACCTGCTCGCCGCCACGCCGCTGCCATGCGACGACACGAGCGATAGGGGACTGTGGCGCGAAACGAACCTCGCGGAACTGCACCGCCGCCAGCACGTCGAGGGAGCCGCGAACAGGGAACTCCTGCTCATCCTGTGCGCCCAGATCGAAGCACTCATCAAACCCGGCACATGGGCCGACGAGTGCGACATCACCATCGCCCAAGCCTACTACCACACGCTCGCAGACCTCGGATACCCCACCAGCGACGAGGAAAACAAGGCACTCAACGGGTGTTTCCTGCCCGAAGACGACGAGGCGGAGTGAGCCATGACATGGACCCAGATAGACGACGGGCTCAACTTCAGCCCGCAGACCATGCCCGGCACGGTATCAAACGCCGCGTTGGGCCTATGGGTCAGACTCTGCGTGCACACCGCGTACCAGCTGCGATTTCCCGCATTCGACGGCGCATTCGACCTCACGGTCGTGCGCTCGCTGAAAGGCAACGCACGGCAGGTGACGGAACTGGAGGCCGCGGGAATGCTCGAACCGGCGCTCGCCGCCGGCCGGTGGATGGTGGTCGAGGCCGACACCCTGATGAAATTCGGCGGCACTTCCGGCAGCGAACTCAAGGAGAAAAGAGCCAAGGCCGGGCATGCCGGCGGCGTCGCTTCGGGCGAGTCTCGGCGAAGCAAACGCGAAGCAAATGCTTCGAAGCAAAACGAAGCAAGTGCTTCAAGCAAACCGCGAAGCAAGACCGAAGCAAACCATGAAGCAAAAGACGAAGCAAACGGTGAAGCAAAACCGAAGCAAACGTCCGAAGCAAAACGAAGCAATTGCTTCGAAGCAAACGAAGCAACCGGTCCTAACCTAACCATACCTAGCCTTACCTCCCCTGTAGCCCCCTCCGCACCGAACGCCGAGCCGGAGCCGGCCGAGCCGAGCCAAGCCGTGGCCGAATCCGGCCACGCCAGGCCGGTGTCCAGCCTCGCCGAAGCCGAGGCCTTGGCCGAGGCCGACCCGTTCGCGTTCGCCTGGGACCGGTACCCGAGCCATACCGGCAGCCGCGACCAAGCCCAAAACCTGTGGCAGGCCGTCACCAGCGGCAGCGACCCGACCATGCCCCAGGCCGAGCCGAGCCAGCTGCTCGGCGCCGTCATCCGCTACGCCCAGACCGTGCGCCAGGACGGCGACCGGTTCGTGCCGTCGATGCGCAAATGGCTCGAAAACCGGCAATACACGCAATGGCTCCAAAGCGTGCCGAAACGCACCGAATGGGGCGGCGTCACCCGCCAATGGCTCCAACAGCACGCCATCAGCCAAGTCCCCGAAGGCTCGTGGACGGACAGCGTCGAACAGACGTTCTGGGCCCACGTCAAAACCGGCGAAGAGCCGGAAACCGTGGCGCAACGGCTCGTGACGGAAATCAACGAAAGGCATCAAGCATGAGCGACCAACCCACAGCCGCGACCCTGCGCCTCGTGGAGGGCCGCGAAAACAACCGGTGCATCGTCTGCGACCGATACCTGCGCGGCGGCGAATGGCCCGGCAGCAGCCACCACCACCGGAAACGCCGCAGCCAGACATACGGCGACCCCGAACGGCACAGCCCCTCGAACGTCATCGACGTGTGCGGCACGGACAACAGCACCGGATGCCACGGATGGATACACCGGCACCCCGAACAGGCCCGAGCATTGGGCTACCTGCTCAAAAGCTACGACCCCGAGCCAAGCCAAGTGCCCGTGTACAGCTGCCGGCGCGGCTGGATACTGCTCGACACCGACGGCCAATGGCATTCATGCCCGCCGCCCGAGGGCATGCCCAACCACCCGCAAACCAACCGATAAAATCAGCAGAAAGGAACACTCATGATCAACGCCTACGCGGTCACCGTGCCCGGCGAACTCGACAACGTGGACTTCACCCGAGAGGACGGCACCAGCGTGACCATGCTCATCCCGCCCGATATACCGGTGAGCACCAGGACAATCATCATCCCGCAGGGCTTCACCCGCGAGGAAACCCGAACCATCCAGGGAGCCATCGTTCAGGCGCTCGCCGGAAAGGAGAAGACGCTATGATCCCCGAGAAACCCGAAGCCCTGCTATGGATGGACGTGGAGACCACCGGCCTCGATGCGAACATGTGTTCGATACTGGAGATCGGGTTGCGCTGCACCAGCCTGGACGCCATGCACGAATACGGGCGGTTCGAGGCCGTGGTGCACATCGGCCGGGAGACCCTGCTGACCGTGCAGCCCTCCGCCCTGGAACTGCATCTGAACAACGGTCTGCTCGCCCAATGCGAATCCTGCGACCCGCTGGCCAACTCACCCAGGGTCATCGCCGAACAGGCCCTCCGGTTCATCCAAGGCATGGCCACCACGTACACCCTGCACCCGGCCGGCACGAACATCAGCCGTTTCGACCTGCCCATGGTCGAACGCTTCTGCATGACGGGATTCGGAGAACTGCTGCACTACCGCATGCTGGACGTCACCGCACTGCGCCTCGCGGCCAAAGCCTGCGGCCAAGACCCATACCAGCACCGCATGAAGCCCACGCACCGCGTCCACGACTGCCTGGACAGGGACATCGCGGAATACCGCCACTACCTCACCCTCATGACAGGGCCGGCGCTCGCCGACGAAAGTAGCACCATATGAGCTACACGGCACGAATCTTCACACAAGACCAACTCGAACAGGCGCTCGCGAGCGCCTGCGTGCTGGAAGACGTCAGCATCCTGCACCTCGGCCAATGCTCCGATACGGCCAGCCGGAACCTCAAGGCGGTGGCCAGAACCATGTACGAGACCAGCGGCATGCCGACCATCGTGGAGGACGACGATGAGTGACCTCACCCAACAAGCCCTCACGGCGCTCGCCGACGCCGGACTAGGCAACGAGTCGGCGGCCGAGGCGTTTGTGCTCGGCTACCAGGCTGGCTATGACGCGGCGCTCACTCTGGCCATCAGCATCGAAACCCACATCAACTCGAATGAGCCCACGGACGAGGAAATCGAGACCTGCGCCCGAGGATTCTTCCAGGGCACCCCCGGCCCCACCAACTGGGACGACTGCAGCGAAGTCTCCAAACAGGCATGGCTACACGCGGCCAAAAAGGCGCTCGCAGCCGTCAACGCCATGAAAACGAAGGAACAACAATGAACGAGAACACAACCCTCACCGACATCATCGACGCGGCGCTCGCCGCCGGATGCCAGATCAGCGTGACCATCACTCCCAAAGACTTCTACAACGAATCACAGGAGCCGGAGGAATGAACGTGAGCGAAAGCATCGACTGGCGGCATGCCAAGCCATGGGAGCTGGACCTGCATCGGTTCATCGCCATCACCAACAGCGGACAGACGCTGGATGGCTGGCTCAAATACTTCCCGCGCGCCTACGGCTACTGGACGATCCAGGACAGCGACTTCTTCACCGACATCTTCCGACCCGACCCAATAGACAAGACAATCAGCCTCTACACGGGCGCATTCAAATCCATCAACGTCCTCAAGGAGACACGGAAACCATGCAAAGAAAGGACAGCGGAATCATGACCGGCAGGACAAGACAGGAGCAAGTCCAACGCATGCATCGCAACGGCTACACCGCGCTTGAAATAGCAGGCCAGCTCAACATCCCTCTGCCCGAAGTCATAGCCGTCATCGGCAGCTAACCACGGGAAACCAAGCCGGCTCCATCCGATACCGGCTATGAGGACATTCCGCTGTTCTGAAATAACGAAACCCTCCACCAACGGCGGAGGGCATGTCTGCAAACAACCAGTGTAGCCGACGTGGAGGGGATTCGTGAACTGCCAGAACTGCAAAACGATAACCGAAGAGGGATATTCACTGTGCGAGTCATGCGAACTGCGTTTCGCCGGCACGCTCCTGCGACTGGCGCGCGACGTCACGCCGTTGCATGACTCGTTGGACGCGACCCTGCATCCGGGCGGGCATTCGCCCACGCGAATCCAGACCGCCACTCCCCCGACTCCAATCAGGCTCGACGTGCTCGACCTGATCGACATGCTCGACGCCACGGCCCGTGAACTATGGCGTTGCCTCGACGGCATCGACGCCTTGGACTGGCGCAAAGACAAACGCAACGAGGATCTGAAGGCCACGCTCATCGCATGCGCAGGCCACCCCAGGCTCGCCACGTTCGCGGACGCGGGCTTCTACATGCACGTCGTTGACGGCATCGCCCGCAAAGTCGATGCTGCGCTGGACCCGCCGGAGCAACGCCGCGAGATAGGAACCTGCGAACTATGCGAGACCATGCTCACCGCTGGGGCAGCAGACCAGTGGGTGACATGCCCGGTCTGCGGGAGGGAACAGCGAGCGCAGACGGTTAAACTGCGTAGGCTCAAGACGTTGTGTTGGGATGATTCCAGGCGCGGGTCTGCGGCTGAGATAGCCAAGGCGTTCACGGACGCGGGAATCACCGTCAAAAGGCATACGCTCACCGTGTGGAAATCCCGAGGCAAGCTTGATGTCACGCCCCAAGGCATTTCATACAGCAGCGTCTACCGGCTCGTCATCAGTGGCGGACTTGACAAAGAGCTAACTGTGACCGCATAATGTCAGTGGATTAGTGTCGAAAAACCCAGCTCATGTGGCTGGGTTTTCGCGTATCTATGCTTTGTTTTTGCGTGGTCTCCCCCCTCCGACACCACGTCCCGGACGTTGAGCGTTCCATTCATCGATGGTCTCAGGCAACCAGCCGCGCGTGCGCCCTATCGTGGCGTCGGGCTCAGGGAGCTTGAGGTTGAGCAAGCCGCCACTGGTGATGCCAAGGCGTTCTGCGACCTGCTTGACGCCGAGATATTCAGTCGCCATTGCTTGCCCTTCCTGCCAGATAACCCAGCACGCCCGAGCACATTCCGAACACACCTGCCGGTACGCTCTGGGATGCGATGGCCAGCGCGAGGCTGACGACTCCGAACATGAGTGCGATGATTCCTATCTTGCCGTTCATGATGTTCCATGGAATAGTTGGGAGTGGAGCCGTGGCTCTGGATAGTACGATTATCCGGAATCCACGGCTCTTGTTACCGCTTGCGCCGTCTGTTCAGCGGCTTTCGCGGCTTGCTCTTCGCAATCAATGCGACGGCCACGGCGGCGATGGGTGCGAGTGCCGCACCCAATCCGGAGAGGAACTCCCCGATGGCCTTGAGCAGCTCCGCGATCTGTTCCATGTTCACCTCCTTTCCTTGGCTGACATATCTATAGTAACACAATAACTATAGATATGCAAGCCGAGGACACCAAGACACGCCAACGGACACAATGACTGCGAGGCACACATGAGCTGGCGAGTCTGCTCGACACCCGGATGTCCGAACCTCATCGAGACACCGGCACGCAAATGCGACGCCTGCACCCGAGCCCAACGGGACCGCACCCGTACCCGTGGACGCAACCCATACAACACCAAGGGACATCAATCGTTTCGCAGGCAGGTGCTCGCACGAGACCCATACTGCACATGCCCCGGCGACCCCGAGCACGGAGGCTGCGGCAAACACAAGGGGCTCTGCGGAAAACCAAGCACAATCGCGGATCATTATCCATACGAGCGAATCGAACTCATAGACATGCGACTCAATCCGAACGACCCGAAGTTCGGACGAGGATTGTGCAAACAATGCCACGACGTGAAAACCGGCAGAACAAGACCAGCAGGCTTCAATACCAAACAGTAAAAAAACGACCGGCAACACCCAGGGGGGGGGTGGGGTATCGACCACCCCTGCCTGAACCGCCGGTGAGCTGTCTGACGGGTGCGCAGGGTTCAAACATCACTGGCGGGCCGCCGCGATGGCGGTCCCGTCGATCTGTCGCTAGGGCGCAAGGCCATGACGAGAGGTGAACATCATGCCAAGTGGAGGCAAACGAGTACGCTCCGGGCCGGCCAAGGACCCGAACAGCGAGAAGAGCCGCAGACTCGGATACACATTGCAGAGCCTGCCGAACACCGAGTGCCGGATGAAGCCGCCGGAATGGCCCTTGGAGCCCGCCGATGACGAGCGCGTCCGCGAACTTGAGGCGGAGAAGTGGGGATGGCTGTGGAAGCTGCCTCAGGCACGCGCCTGGCATCTGCCCCAGTTCAAGTGGATGATTCACGAACTGGCGTTGTACGCGCGGCTTTCCACCGCATGCGAGATCGCGCCGGCACCCACGGCGTTGACCGTGCTGCTGCGCATCTCCGACCGCGTCGGCATGAGCGCCGCCGGATTGCAGGCGTTAGGCTGGAAAATCGAGGCGGAGGCCGAGCGGAAGCCAGTCGATTCGGAGTTCACGCGCCGCAGGGCCAAGGAGCTGAACCGGGAATCAGCCGCCGAACGCTCTCCCATGGACGAGACGAGGCATGTGTACCAGCGTCGGATGAGCGGCAATGGCTGACGAGGATTCATGGCTCATCGACTTCCCCACGTTGGGGCATCTGGTGTGCGCGTGGATCGAACGTCACTGCCGGCAGCCTGACGGCCCGTTGCGAGGCCGTCCGGTGGTGCTGTCCGACTGGCAGTACTGGCTGGCGGCGAACCGTTGGCGCATCCGCGAGGACGCCCCATATGTGCCGCCCGAGGAAGTCACCGTCGACAACCCGATGGTGCTCAACCAGGCATTCGAATACCGCATGACGCTGACCGTCGGACCGCAGAAATGGGGCAAGGGGCCATGCACGGCGTTCTTCACCGCCGCCGAGGGCTGCGGGCCCACCATCTTCGATGGCTGGGCGCGAGAAGGCGACGTGTACCGTTGCGCTGACAACGGTTGTCCGTGCGGCTGGGAGTGGCCGTACAATCCTGGCGAGCCGAAAGGCCGTCGGCATCCGTCGCCGCTCATCCAGCTGACCGCCAACTCCGAGGAGCAGGTACGCAACATCTACCGTCCTCTCGTGGCGACGATCCTGCTGGGCCCGCTCAAGGAGCTCATGCGCGTGAGGGACACCTTCATCCGCATATTGCAGCCGGGGCGCGAGGGCGAGGCCGACGCCTTGGACTTGGATCGCATCGACGTGGTCACCGCCTCGGCGAAATCCCGTCTGGGCAATCCGATCACGGACGCCGAACAGGACGAGGCCGGCCTGTACACGAAATCGAACGGCATGATAGCGGTCGCCACCACGCAACGCCGAGGAGCCGCCGGCATGGGCGGCCGCACGCATGCGTGGACGAACGCATGGGATCCGGGCGAGGACAGTTACGCGCAGCAGGTGTTCGAGAACGCCGAGGGCGACGTGTTCGTGTTCTACCGGAACCCCGATCTCGCGAAATCATTGCGTCACCGCGACGGTCGGCCGTTGGACTTCAATCTGAAATCCGAACGGCTGAAGATGCTCGAATACGTGTATCGCGGCTCCCCGTGGGTCGACCTGAATTCCATCGAATCGGAAGCCAAGGCGCTGATGAAGACCGACCCTACCCAAGCGGAACGGTTCTTCGGGAACCGTCTGGTGCAGGGCGGCGGCGCATGGCTCGAAGACGGACTGTGGGAGAGCTGCTATGCCGACGCATGAACTCTGGTTGCCGAACCCGCCAAAAGGCACGCGCGTATGCGCGGGCTTCGACGGCTCGGAGAACGACGACTGGACATGCATCAAGATGGAGACCCTCGACGGGCTGATATTCACTCCACGATACGGGCCCGACCAGCGTGCGACCATCTGGAACCCGAAGCAGTGGGGCGGGCGCATCCCCCGCGCCGAGGTATCCGCAGCATGGGCGGAACTCAACGACCGCTACAGGATAGAACGCGCCTACTGCGATCCCGGCTTCCGCGACGAACTGTCGTGGGAGTCGGAGATAGAGGCATGGGATCGCGCCTACGGGCCGAAGAAATTCATGCCATGGAGCATGTCGGGCAGCTCCCGCATCGGAGCCGTCTACGAGGCATTGCGCCGATTCGAAGCCGACCTGACCACACATCGCATCACACAGGACGGCTGCCCCGTCACCCGCACCCACATGATGAACGCGCGAAAGGTCGCCAAGACCCTGGAACGCTACGGATTGGCAAAACCCCAGCAGAACAGGAAGATAGACGCCGCCGTGACCAGCGTGCTCGCCCACGAAGCCGCATGCGACGCGCGAGCCGCCGGCTGGGGCGCTCGCAAACACAATTACATGCTTACCGGATCATCGACCAGGAGGTGACGATGGAATACAGCCAGCAGGATCTGACCGCATTGGCGAACCGTATGGCCGACAAAATCCAGTTCCGTCGACCCAGCATCGGCACGCATACCGATTACGTGCTCGGCAAACGCGGCAAACTGAAGTTCGCGTCCAAGGAATTCAAACGCTATATGAGCGACCGGTTCTCCGATTTCTCGGACAACTGGTGCCTCCCGGTGGCGCAGGCCCCGGTGGAACGCATCAAGTTCAAGGGCTTCGTCCCATATGATGACGTGAAGCTCGGCACCGGCATCATGAAATGCCTCGACCGCAACGACTTCGAACGCGGACTGCAGGAAGCCGCGCTGATGATGACCACCACGGGCCGCGCGTTCGCCTTGGTCACGCAGGTCGACGGCAGGGCCCGCATCACGTTCGAGCACCCGGACAGCGCCGCAGTCATCTACGATGCGCGCACCGGCCAGCCGTCAGCCGGGTTCCTCATCCAGCAGGGCGACGACAAGGAGTACGGCACCCTCATGGTGCCCGGCTGGACGGTCAGCATGGAACGTAAGAAGATGCTCGATCTGACCGACCAGCGCGTGCCGCCCGACGTGTATGGCTGGAAGATGAATGACCCTCAGCCCACCGGTCTGGACACGATTCCATTGCGCGAGTTCCGCAACCAGATGCTATTGGACAATGCGCCGATCAGCGACATCGCGCACGTCGAATCGATGCAGGACACGGTCAACGTCGTATGGGCCTACCTGCTGAACGCATTGGACTACGCCTCACTGCCGGCACGAGTCATCCTCGGCGGAGACCCGCTCGTCGAGCCCGTCTACAACGAGGAGGGGCAGCAGGTCGGCGAGAAGCCCATCGAACTCGACAAGCAGGTGCTGGAGCGCATTTACCAGTTCACCGGCGACAACGTGAACCTGGGCGAATGGTCAAGCTCGAACCTGAACGTGTTCATCCCGGTCATCGAGAAGGCCGTGGAACATATCGCCGCCGAAACACGCACCCCCGGCCATTACCTGCTGACGAACGCGGAGGTTCCGGCCACCGGATACGAGGTCGCCGAAGCCGGCCTCGTATCCAAGACCATCGAACGCATCAGCTTCCTGAAATCCCCCATCCGCGACATCTGCAGCATCGCCATGCGCTACGAGAACGACGCGAATGAGGCGGACATCATCGCCGACTCAAAGGTGCAGTTCGCGACCCCGCAGTATCGCAGCGAGACGCTGATGGCGGACGCGATGCTCAAGTACAAGCAGCTCGGCTTCCCGATCCAATGGGTCGCGGAGCAGATGGGGCAAAGCTCGGACGAGGTGCAGCGCATCATGCGCATGCGCGCCGACGAGATGGCCGACCCCGAACTCGAATCGTTGAACCGTGCCCTGCAGATCGGAGGCGCTGATGGCGGTCGAATCGCAGGTGCTGGCCTACAGTCAGAAACGGCTGGCGACGTTGGAGCTGGCGGCGGACAGGGCCGCGCGCAGAACATGGAACAGGGTCGACGCCAATAACATCCAGGCGTCGTGGAAGTCGATAAGCCGCGACTTCCTCACCCTGTTCTCCACCATCCAAACCAAGTCGGCGGAGACGGCCATCGACGCGAGCGGCATGATGCTCGCCGAACAGGGCGTGTACGTCACTCCCCATGCTTTGGCCAACCCGAACGCATTCGCGGGCTGGGCTCCGTCCGGCCTCGACATCGCATCCTACTTCCAATCCCCCGTGTTCGCCGCCCTGCACGCGATACGCACCGGCAGCTCGCCGTTGGAGGCATTGGAATATGGGCGCAACCTGCTGGTCATGCTCACCTCTCTGGCGGTCATGGACACCGCCCGCCAGGCGGAATCACTGGACATCACCAGCCGCCCCAAGGTCGGCTACATCCGCGTCGAGTCCGCCACCTGCTGCGACCGATGCATGCTGCTGGCCGGCAAATGGTTCCGCTTCAACGAGGGGTTCCTGCGCCACCCCCACTGCCACGGCCGCCACGTGCCCTGCAGCCATGGCATGGCCAAACAACAGGGGTGGATCAGCGACCCCATGGAGGGTTTCAAAAGCCTCTCCCGTGAGGAGCAGGACAAGCGTTTCGGCGCGAACTACGCGCAGGCCATCCGCGACGGCGCCGACATCTACCAGGTCGTCAACTCGAAACGCGGCATGCAAAGGGTGGGAAAAGGCTATACGGCGCTGACCACCAGCGAGGGCACCACCCGATACGGGTGGGCCAACATGCAATACGCTCAGCAGTCCGGCCGGAAAATGAAACGCCGCCTGTCCATCGACGGCATCTACTCGCTGACCGGAGGCGACCGGGAGAAGACCATCGCCGCGTTGAAGGCCAACGGCTACTACGTGGACAACGACTGGCGCGGCAAGGTGCCCGAGATCCGCAAAAGCATGTGGCTGCACGACAACACGTACCGGCAGGGGCGCGTCGAACTGTTGACCGCCGCCGAGAAGCGCGTGCAGACCGCGAAGCTCCGCTACGAGGCCGTATTGGAGGGCCGCAACCCCAACGATGGCCGCATGCCCCTCACCCCCGAGATCGCGGCCCAGTGCGAACGCGAATACCGCCGATGGGTCACCTCCGGCGGCCAGATTTTCCAGCAATGATCCAGCGAATCGAAAGGAAGAACATGGATCCCGCAAACCAGAACCAGCAGACAGGCGACAACGAGTCCAAGAAGCCGGAGAACACCGGCGGCGAGGATTGGCAGTCGAAGTTCGAAGGACAGCGGAAAGTCAACCGCGACCTCGAAAAGAAACTGAACGAAGCCTACGCCAAGGCCGACAAGGTCGACGAACTCGAAAAACAGATCGCCGCCCTGCAGGGCAAGGAAGCCGAATACGAGGCCGCCCGGAAGGAACAGGCCGTCAAGGACGAGGCCCTTGCCGCCGCCAACCAGCGCATCCTCAAGGCCGAAGTCCGCGCCGCAGCCAGCGGCAAGCTCACCGACCCGGCCGACGCCCTGCGCTACCTCGACCTGTCCAAATTCACCGTCACGGATGACGGCGGCGTGGACACGCAGGCCATCGCCGACTCCATCGGCGAACTGCTGGAACAGAAACCTTATCTCGGGAAAGCCGAGCAAGCACCCTCGGGTGCGAACATCACGCCGCCCAGCGGAACACGGGACGGCGACCGCCATCAGGGTCAGCTCACCCGAGACGACCTGAAAACCATGAGCCCCGCAGAAATCGTCAAAGCCCAACAGGACGGGCGACTGAAGGACCTGCTCGGAGCCAACTAACGGAAGGAGGCCTTAAATGGCCATCACCAATTTCATTCCCGAACTCTGGAGCGCCAACATCCTGCTGGAACTCCAGAAGAACCTCGTCTACGGTTCCGCCGTGAACCGCGACTACGAGGGCGACATCGCCAACTACGGCGACACCGTGCACATCACCGGCATCGCGCACATCAGCATCGGCGACTACACGGCCCACACCGACATCACCATCGAACCGGCCACCGACAAGGACGCCGGCGAACTCGTCATCAACCAGAGCAAGTACTTCGCGTTCGAAATCGACGACGTGGAGAAGCGCCAGGCCATGAACAACCTGACCGCCGCATATTCCCGGGACGCAGCCTACAAGCTGCGCGACCTGACCGACCAGTACCTGGCCGGCCTGATGGCAGCAGGCGCGAAGAGCAAGCTCGACCCGATTTCCGGAGCCACCGCCACCAAGGCGTACGACACCATCGTGGATCTGGCCACCGCATTGGATAAGCAGAACGTGCCAGACGCGGGCCGTTGGGTCATCGTCAACCCGGACTTCTATGGCCTGCTGCGCAAGGACAGCCGTTTCGTCGCTGGCGCCGAGTCCGCTCATTCCACGCTGCTCAACGGCGTGGTCGGCGAGGCCGCGGGCATGACCATCCTCAAGTCCAACAACGCTCCCGCAGCCAAGGGCGGCTCTGCCTCGGCTCAGACCGATGAGGGCAACGTCATCATCGCCGGCACCAACGCGGCCACCACGTTCGCGGAGCAGATCGCCAAGGTCGAGGCCACCCGCAAGGAGAAGGGCTTCGACGACATCGTCAAGGGCCTGCACCTGTACGGCGCGAAGGTCGTGCGCCCCGAAGCGCTGGCCACCGTACACTTCAAGGTGGGCAAGTGATGGCCGGCAGCTACGAGGCCATGCCCTACGTGGGCGAAGTCGAATAACCGCATAGGGGTGCCTCATGGACACGCTGGCAACGATCAAGGACCTTGATTCATACGGCATCGAATACGCGGACGAAAAGCTCGCGGACAAGCTGCTCGAATCGGTTTCCGCAGCGGTACGCGACGCCGCAGGCTGCCCCATCACACGTGGCGACTACACGGTGACCATCCCCGGCGAGACCTCACGCAGGCTCGATTTGCCCATGCGCCCCGTGATTTCCGTGAGCCGCGTGCTCGTGGACGGCGAGGAGACCGGGGATTGGAAGCTGCTCGGCAACGCCCTGTACAGGGAAAGCCTGTGGAGCCTGCCGAACATGGTCCCCTGTTCCGTCACCGTCACCATGCTCGCCGGTTATGACCCAGTTCCCCCGGACATCGTGCGCCTCGTGTGCAGCATGGTCGCAGCCGGACTCGTCCAGCAGTCGAACGGCGGCCCCGGCGCTCACCGCGACGAATCGTACGCGCGAATCGACGACGTGCAGATCGGCTACCGTCAGGGCGACTCCGAGATCATCGACGCACTCGAACTGCCGGAGGGCACGAAACGAGCCCTCCGCAACAGGTTCGGCATGCGCGGCATCGCCATAGGGGTGTTCCGATGAACGTGCAGCACATCCTCAACCGAGGCCGACAGCTCGCCGAATCGTTGATGACCGACCAATGCCGTGTCACTCACATGGGCAAGCCGGTCACCGACCCTGAAACGGGACTGGTGGCACCGGACGTGAACACCGTGTATGAGGGCAAGTGCAAGGTGCAGACCTCCGGCGGCTTGGCCGCCGAGAACACGGAGGGCGGCATCGTCGAAGCGTTGGGTGCCGTCACCCCCGTGTGGAGCATGTACGTGCACTTCCCCTACGGCACCACGGGATTGTTGCCGGGTGACGTGTGTGAGCTGACCGAAGCCGCCGACCCGAACCTCAAGGGGCGGAAGCTCAGGTTGTTGAACATGCAGTCCGAGAAGTCGCATGCGACCGCATGCCGGTGGAACGTGAAGGAGGTGGGCAACAGCAATGAGTGACGTGACCATCGACGCTTCGGAGCTGACCTCTTTCGGCCGCCGGATCGCCGCCGCGCATGCCAAGGCCTCAATCGCCGTCGCGAAGGCGGTGAAGAAGGGCGCGCAGAACGTCAAGGAGTCCATTCAGGAGGACGTTGCCGGTTCCGGCAACGCCGGCATCCGCAAGGTGCAGGTCGCCTACGAGATGGGCAGTACCGGCACCACTGTGTACGCGGACGTGAGCCCGCGTGACGGCGGAGCTTCCGATCTGGCCAACATCGCGTTCTTCGGCACCGCGAAAGGCGGCGGAACCCATGACTTCTACGAACATGCGGAGACGGAGCTGCCCACGCTCGCCGAATACGTGGGCGACGCCGCCGACGACATGCTGATAGGAGCCATCGGATTATGAGCGTCATGGACCTGACCAATGCGGTTCTCGACCTGCTGCCCTCCATGCCGTCCGGCGTGAAGGTCTACCGGCAGGAGGAGCCGCTGGAGTCGGAGATGCCGCCGTGGATCATCGCGCGCGTCTCCACCGACCGTCATGTGGCGGCGGAGACGATGCGGTTCACCGCCCACTCCGCCCTGTTGGAGGTTCGCGCCGTCAGCACCACCGTCGACAGCGTGAACATCTGGTGTGACGACATGCTGATTCCCGCGTTGGCGAACCGCTCCCCCACCCGGCCGTCTGGCTACACGGTCGGCCAGCTCACCCTGTACGAGGATTCCGGCGCGTACGCGGCCGGTCTGACCGCCGACGACACCGCGCGCCGCTACCAGGTGCGCGTCCTCCGGTTCCGCTTCACGTGGAGCCGACCATAGTCAACCAATCATTTACCAAAAGTCTTCAACGCCATCCCACACGGGGTGGCCTTTTGCTTCAAGGAGCACATTATGACCCTGAAACTGGGTACAGAGATTCCTGGCACCAGCGCCGATGGCAACATCACCACACTATGGGTGCCGACGATCAAGGACATCAAGGCCCCCACCATGGCCGAGCTAGAAGCCGGCACCGACATCTCGAACTACGTCATGCTCGGCGGATGGAGCTTCGACCCGTCGCAGGACGCCGTGTCCGACCAGCGCGAGAACGCCGTGCAGGACTTCGGGGCCCCCGGCCGCAAGAGCGCCGGCGACATCAGCATCGAGGTCATCGACAACACGAACACGGAGCACCAGGAACAGAACAAGGCCGTCACCCTCATGCACGAGGGTGCCTCAGGTTATATCGTGCGCCGTCGCGGCATAGCCACCGACACACCCCTCGCCGTAGGGCAGAAGCTCACCGTCGTGAGCGTCATCTGCGGTGAGAAGCAGGTCATCAACCCGGACGCGAGCACCATGATCCGCTCGAAGATTCCGCTGTTCGCGAAGGCCCCCGGCTGGGAGTCCGAGACCGCAGAGATCTCGAACCCAAAAGGCTGACGCCTCCGACCGTGACCGCCGCAGCCCGTGAGGGAGGCCGGACGGTCACGGTGAAAGAGGCCATCGCCGGCGGCTGACAATTCTTCCGTGCGGGGATTCTAAACCTTTCTGGCCCCGCACGGGCATTCTCTCTTCTCTCTCAGAAAGGTTTTCAGACTTTCAGAAAGGGATAATCATGGCTTTGGAAGTGAAGCGCAAGCGCGTGGACGTCGACCTCATATTGGATCAGGAGAAGGCCGAAAAGGTCGCCGCATTGGGAGCCGACCTGGAGCGCGCCATGGCGCAGCATGTGACCGAGGGCGGCAACGCCGCCGCCAAACGCATCGCCGAACAAATCGACAAGCTGCGAGGCGAGGTGAAGGACGACACCGTCCGCATCACCCTGGAGGCGCTGCCGCTCTCCCAGTGGCGTCAGGTACTCGAAGCGAACACCGTCACCGAGAACGGCGTACCGAAGCAGCGCATCGAGGACATCTGCGCCGACGCCGTCAGACTCATGGTCAGGAAGACCGTGCCGGAAACCCCTGTGGATGATCTGGCGAACGTCATGACCGAACTGTCCGACGGCCAGATCAGCCCCATCTGGTATGCGATCCGTGACCTGAATGCGAAGCTCATCGACCCAAAAGACGCACTCGAATCAGCCTCGCGGATAATCCGCAGACAGTAAGGGAACTGCGAATCTGCCAGAAGCTCGGCATCAGCTACAAACGCTGGCTCGGCTGGGAACCATCGTATCGGGTGGAACGAGACGAACATCGGCGCATCACCGGCTACACGCCGGAAACCGAATGGGATGCGACCGAACGCGAATGGATGCTCGCGCTCGACGAATACGAACACTCATTATGCCCCCAATGCGGCATGCCCATAAGCGTCTGCCACGACGAGCAGACACCCTTCCATTTCACGGCCGACGTCGGCATATGCCAGATATCGCTCATGCAATCCCTCAAGCTCGACGAGTGGAAGAAAGACCATGCGGACGAGAACGAGCTGAAGCAGTCCGCATTGACGGTGGGAATCAAACCAAGATAAATCTCAGGAGGCCGCTATGGCTGGCGGATTGAACCGCAACATCACAGTCCGCCTGCTCGCGGACACTTCGAACTTCACGGCCGGCATGGCCAAAGTCAGCGGCGAAAGCCAGAAGGCTGCGACCACCATGGAAGCCGCCGGAGGTAAGACCAAGCTCATCACCACCGGTGTGGCCGCAGCCGGTGTGGCCGCCACCGCGCTGGGCGTGGCCGCAATCAAGATGGCGGCGGACTTCGACGCATCGATGAGCACCGTGCAGGCCAACACCGGTGCCTCCGCCGACGAGATGGCCCAACTGCGTCAGGCCGCCATCGACGCCGGCGCCGACACCATATACTCGGCCACCGAATCCGCCGACGCCATCAACGAACTCGGCAAAGCCGGCCTGTCGACCTCCGATATTCTCTCCGGCGGTTTGAGCGGCGCATTGAACCTCGCAGCGTCCGACGGCATGGAAGTCGGCCAAGCCGCCGAATACATGAGCTCGGCCATGGCGCAATTCAATTTGACCGGCGCCGACGCCACGCATATCGCCGACCTGCTCGCCGCAGGAGCCGGAGAAGCCCTCGGCAACGTAAGCGATTTCGGCGAGGCGTTGAACAACGTGGGCTCCACCGCCAACAAGTTCGGCCTGAGCATCGACACCACCGTCGGCACATTGGCCGCATTCGCGCACCAAGGCATCATCGGAGCCGAAGCCGGCACCCAACTGCGCTCCGTGCTGCTCGCCCTGACCAACCAGACCGAAAAACAGCGGAAGGCCACCGAGGAATACGGGATAACCCTGTACGACGCGCAAGGCAACTTCGTCGGCATGAGCAGTCTCGCCGGACAGCTCAAGGAGAAGCTCGGCGGACTCACCCAGGAACAGCGCAACAGCGCCATGGCGACCATGTTCGGCAGTTACGCCATCCAAGGAGCGAACGTGCTCTACGCGGAGGGCGCGAGCGGCATCGACGAATGGACCAAGAAGGTCAGCCAATCCGGCTACGCCGCGGACCTCGCCGCCAAGAAGAACGACAACCTGAAAGGCGATCTGGAGAATCTGAGCGGCTCTTTCGAATCCCTCATGATCTCTTTGGGCGAGGGCGGTCAGGGACCATTGCGCTCCCTCGTGCAAACGCTCGACACCTTGGTGGATGCGTTCAGCCAACTGCCCGCACCAGTACAACAGGGCATAGTACTGATGACCGCGCTCGCAGGAGGCTTCACCGCCCTGCACTCCGCCATGGGGCCATTGAACGCCAGCAGCTCGCAGACGGCACGGAACTTCGGCTTGATGCTCGACCCGTTCCAGCGAGGCATCACCGCCATACCACTGCTCAAGGAAGGCGTCATCCAACTTGGCACCTCCATGCTTGGCACATCAACCAACGCCGGCACGCTTGCCAACGGACTGACACGAGGCCAGACCGCGATGAACGGCATGAAAAGCATCGGCAGCGGGCTGTTCGCCGCCTTAGGCGGACCATGGGGCATCGCCTTGACGGTCGCGGGGGCATTGCTTGTGGGGTTCGCCCAATCCGCACAGGACGCTAAAGCCAACATCAAAGAATTCTCCAGCGCAATCAACCAGTCCGGGAACGCTGTCGAAACACTCATCAAGAAAATCGCCAGCGGCGAGGACAAAACATGGGACTTCGGAGACAAGTTCGCCACCGGCTTAGGCTCTCTTGGAGAAGCACTCGACAAAGCCGGCATCGAATACAGCACGTTCGCAAAGGCCGTCAACGGATCCAAGGAAGCGCAAAAACTGTTCAACGAACAGATGAAAAACGCCGAAAACAACATGTCCATCATGCAGACAGACAGTATCCGAGACAGTTACAATAAGCTCTCCGATCAGGTCAGCAGAGCCAAGGAACAGGTCAGCAAAACCAACACGGAAGTCGCCAAAGCGAAGGACAGCGGAGACACGGCCGCCGAAGGCACCAACAACTACGCCGACAGCGCAGACAACGCCACCACAAGCGCCGAAGACCTCTCCGACGCCATTGACGATCTGGTGAAAGGCTTCCTCAGCCTGCCGGGAGTGCAGTTGTCCGCGGATCAGGCCGTCACCCAATTCAATCAGGGCATACTCGATCTTAACGAGAGCATCGCGAAGAACGGCCGAGTGCTCGATGACAACGGCAACGCTCTGGCGGGCTATGAGTCTCAGGCGTATGACAGCCAGTCCGCTCTGCAGGGCCTTGCGTCCACCGCGCAGAGCACGGCGCAGAAGATCATCGAGGAGGGTCAGGCCCACGGCGATGCCGCTGCTGCTACCCAGCAGGCGGGCGATATCCTCGAACGGGCACGTCAGGCGTACATCGACAACGCGACCGCAGCTGGCATGAGCGCCGACGCGGCCGCTGCCCAGGCCGACCGATACGGGTTGGCCCGCAGTGAGGCCGACAACCTGCGTCAGAGCATCGAGGATATGAACAGCACTGCCGCTAACCCTGTTGACGTAAAGATTACGATTACGGACGAGGCCAGCGACGTGCTGGACAAGGTGAAGGTGAAGGCCGAGAAAATCGATGACAAGACCGTGCGCATCAGCGGCGACAACACCGACCTGATGCAGAAGATCGCAGACGCCACCGGAGCCACCATCGACCCGAAAACCGGCAAACTCGATCTGGACAAGACCCAGTTCGATTATGCGATGGCCATCGCCGCAGGTGCCACCATCGACCCGAAAACCGGGTTGCTGCAGGGGGACAACAGCGACATGCTGGCCAAGGTGGCCGAAGCGAACGGCTGGACCATCGACTCGAAAACCGGCTATATCTATGCAAACGACGATCAGGCCATCGGAGTGCTCCAAGGCCTGAACAGCATGCAGATCGCGGACAAATGGTTCACCATCCATGGCAAATACGAGGATTCCTCAGGCGGCACGTATTCCAGCAGCGGTTATCGCCCGAAGGGCGCGATGGGCAACATACCAACCGGCAAGACCGGTGGCCTGTTCACCGGCTACGGGGTTTCGATGCGCGGCTACGCCACTGGCGGCCGTGTCATCGAGGGCCTGATGCCCGGTAAGGCCACCACCACGGGCGGCGACAACATCACGTTGGCGAACGCGCGCGTCAAGAGCGGCGAATTCGTGTCCAACGTGAAAAGCGTCGACTACTACGGCGCCGACCTGTACGCGGCGATGAACCGCAGGCAGGTTCCGCGTGAGAGGTTCTACAAGCCGAACCCGATGGTGCTGAGCCAGCCGGTCACGAACAACCAGACCGTCAACCAGACCATCGCACCGGTGTTCGAGCAGAAAATCGTGCGCCAGGCCGATGACCTGTATGTGGCCGGGTCGATACTGCACCGCGACGCGGTGAAAACCGTCGGAAGGCTGAGCCGAATATGAGCGATCTGTGGACTATGTACCCGCACTTCGGGGAACTCTATGCGGGCGGCACGCTGATATGCCGTTTCAACCCCGACGACTCCCGTTCCCGTGGCCTTTACGTCACCTCGAACGGGGTCGAGGGTTGGGACACGATGCCGGACGCGAAGGTGGAGCTGACGGAACGAGGCCAAGGTGACGGCGCGCACGACGTGCCCGAATCCGACCTCATCTATTCGGCTCGCACCGTCACCGTGCACTACGAGGCCATCGGACTGTCGCGCGGCGAACTGCTCTCCATCATGCGCAAGATCAACCGGCTTGCCCACCGAAACGCCCGACTCCGATTCAGCGACGGAGGGGAGGACACCTACGTGGACGGCTATCTGGCACAGATGGGCCGCAGCTCCGCATGGCACCCCACGCTGGAAAACGACCTGACACTGCATTTCGTATGCCCGCGACCCGAACGCCTCAGCTGGACTCCGCACCGCTGCCAGTTGAAGCCCACATCAGACGGTCGCGGAGGCCTGTTCTACGGCGGTGCCAGGGCGGGGCTTGTATACCCGTTGACCTACGGCAGGCAGGCGACGGACTCCCGCAATGTCGGCACGCTGCTCAACAACGGCAGTTCGCGCGCCTACCCCGTGTTCACCGTCTACGGGGGGTTCGACAGCGGTGTCATCCTGCAATTCTCCGGCGGTTCCTCGATACGGTGGACGGGTTCTGTTGGCGGAACGCCTCTGGTGTTGGACTGCCGGCTGGGCACCGCGACGATGGGAGGCCGTGATGTGAGCCGTTATCTCATGTCGCGCGGCTTCCCGACCGTGCAGTCGGGTGGGAGCCTGTCGGTGTCGTTGCATTCGGCCGGCACCGGCTACGTGGACTGCCTCGTCCGTGACACGTGGATGTGACTTCCCCATCTTTCCCCCATTCGTTTTTCCCCTATTCGTATTTTTTTGGAGGTCTGATCATGGCTACCACCGCATTGGGCATCGCACCGGATTCGAGCGGCGCGGGCGTCACGCCATTGACGCACAGGCAGATAATCCGCGCCCACTGGGCCAACACCGGCATCGTGAGCGGGTTGGACGTTTCGGGTCGAGGCGACCTGACCTACAGCGTCGGGGCCGGCATGGCCGTATGCTCCCGCGGCGACGCGGACGGATACACGGAAGCGTACTGGGCCGGAGGCCAGACCCCCGCCGTGAGCGCCACCGGAAGCCAGCCGCGCATCGACTGCATCTGGATCAGGGCCAACGACCCCACCCAGGGCGATGCCGACAACCATGTGGTCATCGGCGTCACGCAGGGCAACGCCTCCGCCACTCCGTCCGTGCCGGGCGTGCCGGCAGGCGCTACCCGCATAGGCATCCGTCTCATGCCCGCTTCCGCCACTTCCACGTCGGGCAGCACCATGTACCAGTCGGCCACCTACGCGGTTCCCTCCGGCGCTTCGCTCGGCAGGCTCGCCATCGCCCGTTCGACCGCCGACTATCCGATTCCCGAGGACAGGGATCCGGCGGGCAAGATGGTCTACCACCAGTTGCTGCGCATCGACTTCGCGGTGCCGACGAAACGTCTGGTCACCGTCGAATGGAAGGCGTCGGCCACGGTGCCCTCCGGCAGCGGCGACGACGCGAACAAGCCCATGGGCAGTTATTTCATGCAGATTCGCCTGGACGCGAAGGTCATCAACGACACGCCCACCACGAACCCGACCGTGGTCGGCCCCTGCGACGAGATTATGGCGACCCGCTACAGCGCCCCGTACACGGTTTCCTATGACGCCGAGGTCAATGCCGGAGCCCATCAGGTCGCCGTCTGGGTGGCCGGCAACGCCGATGGGCTGACCTATCCGGTCACCATCCACGGCATCCACCAGCTGCGCGTCATCGATTCCGGGGTGGCGGACTAGTGAGCTGGCGAGCCTACATCGCGGACACCATCACCGGCCAGCTCATCGCCCCCATCGACATCCCATCGTTCGCGTGGAGCATATCGGTGTCCGATTCCACGCTTTCCACCACCAAGGACAAAGGCGCCGGCGAATACGACGCCAGCGGCCTGACGCTGCCGTGGACGAGCGTGCCCGGCAGCACTCCTGCGGAACGGGTGGCCATGCTCGCGCAGGACAAGCGTTCCATCGTCCTGTTCTGGAAAACCAGCCTCGACCCGCAGGACCTCGGCACGCCCATCCTCATGGGCTCGATCAGCCCCCGCACCGACTCGTGGCAGGACACCAGCTTCACGCTCAACAGCGTGATGGAGCTGCTGGACTCGCGCATCCTTGTACGAGAGAACACGTACGGCAGGGCGGCGAACAGCACGACCAGCGACGAGTTCGCTCTGCACGGCTCGTGGCGGGGCATCGCCGCGCAGGTCGGCTACATGTGCACCGACATGAAGCCGGGAGGCCGACTGCCCATCGACTGGAACAACCGCGGCGAATCGGGAAACCATTCCATGGATTTCAAGGGCTTCGACGCGGGCAACCAGTCGTGCCGCCAGATACTCGAATCCATCGCGAACACCGAGAACGGCATCGACATGCAGTTCCGGCCGTATCTCGCGGGCAACACCGTGCGATTCTCTTTCCAGGCCGCGTCCGACGGCGACGTGCATCTGGGCCAGTCCACCGTGCATCGGCTCTACTGCCGTCGATACGGCGGCGATCTGGAGAACGTGACCATCGACCACATCGGTCCCGTGATGCGCGTCTATGCCGCAGGTGCCGGCAGCGACAAGGCTCAACTGGGCTATCTGGCCGAGGATCTGAGCCTGTGTCTGCAATCCGACCCATGGCCGTTGAGGGAGATGACCCTCTCCAACACGGACACGGACAAGGCCGAGCAGCTGGCCGCCTCAGCACGCGGGAACCTGAACGCGAACCGGCTGCCACTCATGCAGATCAAGGGCGAAGTCAACGTGAACGACCATGATTCGACCGGACTGCCCGTCAACCCTTTGGGCTCGTTCTGGCCCGGCGAACGCATGGAGATCGCGCTCGACGGCTTCCCCGGCATGAACGACGGCATCTACCAGACCCGTCTCATGCAAATGAGCGGAGACGAAACCGCACAAGTCAAGCTCACGTTCGACGTGATGACCGACCCCATCAGATAAGGAGCCGCACATGGCAGTGCATACCGAAATCGTGCCGTCCGGGGACCCCGCGCTCGGCATCGGACTGGAAGCGTTGAGGCTCGCCCGAATGCGCATGACCTCCAACGCTGGCAGCAGCTACTGGCCGATGGGCGACGGCACTGGAATACTGGCCGGCCAGCAGGCCGGTGACCAAGGGCTCGTGCTGGTGGACCAGCACGGCAACAGGATGCCGCTCATCGACACCACGGAAATCTCGCAGAAGGCCGACGACGCCATGTCCAAGGCCAACGCGGCCGTCGACGGTATGGAACAGGTGCGAGAGGACGCGGAAAACGGCGTGAAGGAGGCCAAGGACGCGGCAAGCACCGCGCAATCCACTGCCGCCTCCGCCGCGTCGAAGGCCGACAAACTCGCCACGGAATTGGATGGCACGAAGGCGATCGTAGAACGGCACACGACCAGGTTGGGCGAGGTGGAGACCAAGGTATCCAACAGTGTCGAGCACGCGGACCAGGCGCTCTCCGCGTCAACGCAGGCCATGCAGACCGCGAACTCGGTCAAGACCACCGCCGACCGGGCATACGATGACGCGCGGTCGGCGCTCACCCAGTCCTCCACGGCCGTGCAGACCGCCGGCGAGGTCAAAACCACCCTCGAAACCAACTATTTGTCGAAGAAGGATTCCGACGCAGCATACGCGAGCAAGTCGGAGCTGAAGCAGACCTCGGACGGGATCACCAGCACGGTCGAGAAGACCTATGCGACCAAGAGCGCGTTGGAGGCGTTGCGGAACATCGCGGACAACGCGGTGGAGACGTGGACCGGATCGCAGAAGCCCACCGCGTCGAGCGCGCCCGCCTCGACGTGGGCCACCGACCAGCTGCGGAAGCAGCATGCGGGCGACGTCTACTACGACCTCACGAGCGGCTACTCCTACCGTTGGGGCAGCACGGACGGGAAAACGTATGCGTGGAGCCTGATCAAGGATTCCGACATCACGAAGGCGATAGCGGACGCGGCCAAGGCCCAAAGCACCGCGAACGGCGCGCAGAAGGGCGTGGACAGGCTCGACGCGGACATCCCCGTCACCTACAGCACGAAATCGGAGCTGAGGCAGACCAGCGAGAGCCTGACCGCGAAGGTCACCGAAGCGCAGCGCGTCGGCCAGAGCGCCTTGGACAAGGCATCGACGGTCGAACAGACCGCCGACGGTTTGAAGGCCACCGTCTCGGAGCAGGCGCGGACCATCGAGGGGCAGACCACCACGATCGGCCAATTGACGGCCAAGGCCGATTCATTGACCTCGTCGCTCACGCAGACGAACCGGAACGTGAATATTGCATTGGCGAACAGTGCGGAGCTGATACGCAACCCGGAATGCAATAGCACGCTCGGCAATCCAGATGGCTGGGATGGCGGCATGACCCTATCCGCATCGGGAGCACCGGAGGGCGCTCCGGTACCGACGTACGGCAAGTTCTCCGCACGCGACACGACCACCAGTTTCCGTGTACTCAGACGCGGGCGAACCTACCGGTTCAGTGCATGGATGGCGCACGATTCCACTGCGAAGAAACCTGCAGCCCTCGGCTGCTTCTACCATGAATCTAACGGTAACGGCCGCTGGGATGCGGCGTTCAGAGTGCCGACCTCCCAGTCCGGATGGAAACAATGGTCCGGGGACCTCACGATTCCCAAAGACGCACGGGAGGACGCGATCGTATGGCTTCAGATTGCTGGCGCGTTAAACACCGCGGAGGTGACCGGCTGGTATTGCACCCTGCTGAGCATACGCGACGTCACCGAAGCCAAGAACGCGCAGGACACGGCGGATACGGCCATCAGCCGCGCCAGTACGCTGGAACAATCCCTGAACGGGTTCAAAACCACGGTCAGCCAGAACTACGAGACCAAGTCCGACAGTCTGGCGAAGCAGTCCGCGCTGGAACAGTCCCTGAACTCGTTCAAATCCACGGTCTCCAGCACGTACAGCACGAAGAACGAGCTGGATGGGCTGAGCGCGATGGCGTCGAAGACCTGGAGCTTCTGGAAGGACGCGAGCACGAGCCCGCGCAGGGACTGGGTGCGGTTGGGCACGCTCACCTCGAACGGTGACTCGTCGAGCGTGCAGATCGACGTGCTCACCGGCGACGGGTGGAACGGCGCGCCCTACCAGAACTCGCGCCTGTCGATCATGGTCAAGGACTCATGGCAGTCGTCGCCATCCACCAGCTGGGCGTTCGGCGTATCGGTGTTGCGGGAGAACTGCCAGAACGCGCAGGTCAGGGTCATGGCCCTCGCCGCCGACGAGTGCGAGATATGGTGTTACCTGCCGTGGCAGCATGGTTCCGGCCAGTACACGATCAGCGGCTCCTACAAGGCATGGTCGAACAACACGGCCAGCCAGTCCGATGCGCCCACATCTGGCACCAGTCAGGATGTAGCCTACCGGCTCAACGCGGAACAGCTCCGAAGCGACGTCGAGTCCACGTACGCGACCAAGAGCAGCGTGGAGCAGACCGCGACGAGCATTAAAAGCTCGGTGTCGGAGACGTACGCGACGAAGACCACGGTGCAGAACCTGTCGACCACGCTCACGCAAACCAAGGAAAGCCTGACCGTCAGCATCAAGCAGGCGCAGACCAGTGCGGACACGGCGAACGGGAACGCCGCCAACGCCCAATCCCGCGTCGGCTCATTGGAGGCGTGCATCAGGATGACCTCCTCCGGCGTGAGGGTAGGCCAGATAAAAAACGGGTCGTTCATCGGATACAGCGCGCTCGTGTCCACAAGCGGCAGTTTCCAGGTGATTGACGGCAATGGCAACAAGGTCTCCGAACTGGACAGCGGCGGCGTGTTCAGCTATGTCAACGGTCGAATCGCATGGACCATCAGGGAAGAAGGTGAGACCGTCACGTTTGACTCGAATGCATCACCGCTGAAGCTGGAGTCGGCGGATCTCTTTGTCCCCCGCTACCCCAAGTACTCCAGCAATAACCACCTCGCCTGTCCGGTGTCGGGTCAGTTCAAGGGCGCCACGAACGTGAACGGCGTTGCCGTCATCACGCACAATCTCGGATACATCCCCACCCTGAGCATCACCCCCGGCCCATGGGACGGCATCGGTGAACCACAAGGAAAACTGTTCCGCCCGGTCATATGGGACTGCACAACGACGACTGCCCAAATCCGATTCGTCAGAACCGACACCAACCAGTGGATCGACCGGCAGCCCGTCGCCTTCCACTGGTACGCAATCTGATTTTCGAGAGGAAACATCATGCCAGACAAGACCACGGAACCAGCCATGCAGGTCATCGACCTACGCCCACCGGATGACGGCATCCTCGCCCAAATGCTCCGACTCGGACTCCGGTTCGACCATTCCGACGACGGGTCAAGCCAGTCATGGATAGACCCGGAACGGCAATTGAGAGCCGATTTCGCCGGCGTTGATGCCGAAACCGTTGTTTTCACGGATTTACAGACCCGGCTCTGCACGGAGGTGCCCGCCGCGAATCTGCCTCGAATCTCGGACATCATCACATGGCAATCCGCCCAAGGGTCGGAGGACTGATGGATTGGGACGCGATCATAGGCGGACTCATGTCAAGTCCGCTGCTCCTGCTCGCCATGGCCGTCATCGGCAAGCTATGGCCGGACACGCTTCCCACGTTCTCCACATGGCTCTACTCCCACGTGGATCCCGGAAAACTGCCGTTCGACAGCGAGATGAACGCGCATTGGGCTCAGTCGCGCGAACTCGGTGAACGTCTCGACCGGTTCGAGGCGAACCAGCACGAGGTGCAGAAGGACACCATCAAGAACACTCTGCTGACCCTCATGTCGGATTCGACGCGAGACCACAGCGAGGCGATCCGCTACGAACTCGACAAGCTCAAGGCCATCAACGCGGACTGCTGGGTCGTCGACGCCGCCGAACAATACCTCCTCGACCGCGTGAAACGGTCGTGACCATCAAACCAAAACCCAACAGAAGGAGATCAATCATGGCAAACACCGCCAAAGCCGACCACAAGGCCACCTCGAACATGGCGAAGCTGACGCAGGAGCGAGTCAAGGCCATCGTGCTTTTGATCGTGCAGCTGTTCTCGGTCGTCCAGACCGGCCTGAGTCTGGCCGGCATCAGCCAGCTGCCATTCACCTCTGACCAGGTATCCACCGCCATCACGGGCGTGATCGCCGTCATCACCAGCATCTACGCGTGGTGGCGCAACAACAACATTACCGCCGCCGCGGTCGCCGGCCAGCGGATCACGGATCGCGTCAAGACCGGCGCGCAATCCAGCCTGACCAGCATCGACCCGGAGCTCATGCCCACCGCGATCCAGCTCGACGCGTCGGGCATCGACCCGGACGTGCTCACCCTCATGGCCGCAAACGCCGCCAACGATACCGACGCCAGTGACGTGGAGGAGTCCAAGTGAGCCGCTTCGACCAATGGGCCGCCTCCAACACGGGAGCATGGCGCGACCTCGACGGAGCCTACGGGGCGCAATGCTGGGACCTTTTCTGCGCATTGTGCGTCGACCTCATGGGTGCCAGCGTCAGCGACTGCCATACCGCGCGCTCCGGCAAATGGGCGGGCTGGGCCGGCAGCCTCTACACGGGATTCCCCACCACCGATTGGATCGGCCGGCACTTCACGCGCATCCCCGCCTCGCAGCCCGGTTTGAAGGGCGACGTCATCCTCTGGGGCGGCGACGCCAACCACCCCTGCACTCACGTGGCGATCCTCCTGGCCGACGTGAGACCGGGAGCCAGCCCGTACGTGCTCGCCCAGAACGCGGGAGCGACGATGAACGCGCGCCGCATGTGGGAGACGCCAGCCAGCCTCGGCTATCTGCGGCCGAAGGATCGCAGCTTCATCACAGGAACAACCAACAAGGAGAACAAAGATATGAACGGTCTTGCATGCATCGTCCAACTTAACGACGAAAACGGCTTGCACTATTTCGACGGGAGCAGGCTCCACCCGCTCAAGGACCCGGACGACGTGGTCGCGTTGAACATGGTCGCCAAGGCGACCATCGGCCACGACCTGCCGGCCCTCAAGGTCGGCAACAACCGGGCACCGTTCGGCACGCGACTACGCGAAGCAGTCGAAGGCTAAAACGCCCACTGAAACGAAAACCGCCCCTCCCCCAGCAGCAACGCTGGACGGAGGGGCGGTTTTCGCGTATCCGCGCGATCAATTGGATGCGTTTATGACCCAAGCATGATCTCCGCTGGAGATGATCTTCACGGCATTCGATTGGTGAAAAAGAATCATGAACACATGATGGATGGAAAGAACCATATCCTGTATGACGTCATCATCCTCAAGCGTCTTGACTATAAGTCCCATGCTTCTGGCGGTGTCGATGGAAAAATGCCTGTCATGCATGCCCGAATCCGCATGGGAGGTAAGACGGCTAACGACCTCATCTACCTTTTCCGGATTCTCCGCAAACATATTTTCCTTTAGACTCTTCGAGAGAATCTCAGCCGATACCCTCAAGGCTTTCTCGCTCTCGCCGATGTAGGCGGGAGGATATTTCCCGATGATAGTGCCCCAGAGGGCGGCCATGCCCGGGTCTTTTCTTACCGATTCCACGGCCTTTTGAAACTCCTCCACGATTCCGCTTGCCGGGGTGCCGCCGAACTGGGGGTCGGTCGGGCCAATCGATGACTGACGTCCCATGTATATTTCCCGGCAGGCGCAAGCCATCATGGTTCCGCCCGACATAGCAAGCTGTGGGACAAAGGCAACCATGTCTCGACCAAAGCAACCATGCAGATAGGATATGACGGATTCGGTGGCCGCCACCGCACCACCCGGCGTGTGAAGAACCAGATCAAGTCCCTTTGACCGGTCCATGTCCTTGACGGCGTTCATGAAACCGTTCATGTCCAGATCGTTGATACCGGTGTCATCACGGTTCGGCTTCTGAAGCCAGCTGGAATAATAGCAGATCACGTTTCTGCCACGTTTTGCGGAGAACGCGGCGATGCGTTCCCGAATCATGTGATCCAGCACGGACTCCTCGCCGTTCTGTTCCCGGCTGTTCACCTCGTCCAA